ACTCAGCACTGTCCCGTGCACGATCCAAGAATGGATCTCTTATTGTCTCAAGCGTATTATATCTTGATTTTGCCGTAGAATAATTTGCCATAATTTATTAAGGAGTAGGTACGTTTGCCCCAGTTTTATTTGATCCTACACCAACCTGTAAAGGTATTCTCAACGCAGCTTTTCCTCTTTTTTTAGAGTAGCTAACTGCACTAGATGTATTTACTTTCGGAGCTTTTGGAGCTTGTTCTCTTAATTTTGTTTGAGCAGCGTTAACTTCCTGTGGAGGAGGAGCCTGTGGCGGAGCTGGTGTTGGAGGTGGTGGTGGAGTTCTGGGTCTTGAAGGAACACACATTTATTTAATATCTCCTATTATTGTTTCATTTAAAATATTGTTTTCTTTATCATTTAGAATTTTCTCTAAATGGGACACAACACTTGATTGTCCTGCTTTAAACCACACTTTTCTATCGTTATCGGCAAGATTAGGGGATTTATCAGGGAATTGTTTTTTCAAATAATCAATTAACTCTTGTGAAATCATAATTATATCCAAGAGAGCAACTATTTGGCTTGTATTTTAAGGGGGATAGGTACTACTTTAAGTACATTTTTGGTAGGTATGACCATAGTATTACCGCCCTCTGCGATAACATATTGATCGTTTTTAGTATCTGTCGTAAAATCAGAAGCTAAGACAAACGCGTCTTCGGTGTGGTTTATAAGAAAACCTACACTTATACAGATAGTCGGTAACATCTGTTCAATAGTTGACAATTCGTTCCAACTACTATCACTGTTTGCATCTTCCCAAAGGACAAAAACAAATTTATACTTCGGTGGGTTTAGGCTGATCCACTGTAAGATTTTCTTTAGGAGTTTCTTCATCTTTTTCATCTTCTATTGGCACCTCCTCTAAGGTTGATCGTTTTTCTCTGTGTTCTAATATTGTAAATAATGCTTTTGTACTTGGTGGATATTCTTTACTTACATCTGGTGTTCTTGCATAAAATGTATCTTCCATAAGTATATCTACATTCATATAAGTTTTCTTTTTCCATTTTTTAACTTCGTTACTCATAATCTCTTTCTATAATCATTTCTAAATAGTGAATTGCTTTTTCTATGTCTTTACGTTTGCCTTTCTTTTTGTGTCGGCAAATGTATTTAATAGCGTTACCTTCTGCGAATGGTAAATTATTTTCGTTAATAAAATGTGCAGGCTGCACCTTCATGCCTTTATAGTGATCGCCATCAATTTGTTTATTTAATGAATCATAGTTCATATCTTTAAACATATCTTTATTAGTCATTACCACTCCATAGTATCGGTTGTTTCTTTTTAAAATCGTAATCAGTGTTTCTTAATATTCTAGCTAATCTTGCTTGTACTAAAGCATCATCTTCTGTTAGACCTTGCTCTTTGTAACAATCCTTAACAACTTTCCATAAGTTCTTTTTCTTTGTAAGTGTCTTTTTAGTTTTTACTTCTCCATAGGTAGGAGCTCCTTTGTAATTATCTGTAGCGTCCCCTACTAAACATTGATAATAAAAATTATAGTCGGCTTGTTTTTTTGTAATGCCGTAAAATTCTTTTTGTGTAGGATTGTAATGTAAACCTGCTATCTGATCTAAGTCTTTATCAATACTACAAATAATTTTATTACCTTTAATTATATTTGAAGTAGCTAATATTCCAAGTATATCATCAGCTTCTATTCTAGGTCTTACAAAACCATTATAGTTTTTTGTAATATACTCACGACAAAAACTTAATGTTAATGGTTTTCTTTGTTTAGTTCTATTTAGTTTGTAATCTGGATATATTTCTTTTCTAAAATTATCTTTATCACTAAATGCAGATATAAGTTCTTTACACTGAGTATCTTGTTTAAGAGTATTGTAATAATCTTTAATCTTTCTTACACAATCTTTTTCATCACTATGTAAAGTCCATATTGCATATTCATCTTCTCTATCTCCCCACCTAATAGCTTCTTCTGTTGAAAATGCTACTTGATACGCTACTACATCAGCGTCTACTAACAGTGTACTCATTATCCGTTTCCTTTTGGTTTTATAGTATTTAAATTTACATGAATGACGTTTCCGTCTCTGTTCTTAATCTTTTTTCTAAAATCATTCTCATCGAAGTCTTTTTCTGTTGCTTCTATTATTGGTAAAGCACCTAAATAGGCCCCATGATTTTCTACAGTTTTTAGGAAACCAGATAATATAGATCCAACTTGAACGGCAGGACTATTAAGCATGTCCTCTGGTTTTTCAGAGTCAGAGTATTTTTCAAAGATACTAAATTCAATCTTATCTTTACTATCTTCTTTGTCGTGTAAAACTATAATAACTTGCATTTTATATCCTTTAATTTTTGCCACCAAGCGTCTGCGATTTTATATAAATCTGTTGGTGCTTTAGTGTTTCCTTTTTTAGTGTTGCATGAATGACAAATGATCCATATGTTTTCTTTTTCATATCCTTTAGTGACATCTAATCTATCTACTGACGGTGAGTTTTCTTGATTGCCTTGTGGTACCATTACAGTTTGACAACATGGACAATGACTTGGTGTAATGTTTATTAACTCGTCTATACTTAAACCACAGTCGTGCCCCTGTCGTATTCTTTGGTTGCATAAACAATTTGAAGCCCACTTTCTCCATTTTAAATTAGTGGGTTTCAGCCCAACTTTTACCGACACGGTATTCAGCTCCTAAAGGCACCCTTAAATTAAAATGTTCTCCCGCCTGTACTATACTATCTACTGCTATCTTACCTACTTCGTCAGCTATCTCTGGTTTTGCTTCTATTTGAAATTCATCATGTATGTTAGCTACAACAAATGCGTCTTTATCTTTTAATTTATCCCAAAGTATTGTTAATGCTTTTTTCATTATTATCGCAGCACAACTTTGGTTAAGAGCATTTAGAGCAGAGTGTTGTGATCTAATTGTTAAAATTCTTTTGTCTATACCTTTGATGTAACCAAAGGCTTCTAACTTACCTATTATATCTTCTTTTATTTCTTGTAAAAAAGGTAACACTCTGTAAAACTTTTCTAATACTTTGTTTGCTTCTGACATAGAGCAATCAAGTATTTCATGTACTCTCCGTGCACTTGCTCCATACAAAACTGCATAAAGTATAGTCTTAGCCAATGCTCTAGATTTTAAACCTAAGTTTTTTTGGTTATAAGTATGTATGTCTCCATTAAGAATTAGATCCACATATTCTTTACCACCTGTGTAGTTATAAATATAGTGGCCTAAACTTCTTGCTTCAATCCCACTTGCATCAGCACCCACCATTACATAACCTTTGCTTGGTATAAATAATTCTCTACACTCTTTACCGTATGGTGAGTTAATACTTGGTACTTGTTGTAGGTTAGGACTTCTACAACTCATTCTACCTGTTGTAATGTTAGTAATGTAATTACTATGTATCCGACCATTGTTAACAACCTTTAGCCAAGCGTTCTTACCATCACTTAACATTCCTAATCTTTTTTCTATCAATAAATATTCGTTAAGTTCTTTTGCTTCTGGATAATCTAAATGATCTAACGTTTCTTCATCAACAATTGGTAAACCTGTTTCAGAAAACTTTTTAGGTTTCCAATTTCTAAGTTCCATAAGTCTATTAGATATGTGTTGACGACTAGATGGATTAAATTTCATTGTTTTAGATTTTCTAATAGCTACACCCTTTTTATACCCAAGTTTTTTATTATTAACTTTTGGTACAAACTCTCCAAGATCAACTTGCCAATCTGGAAATCTATTTTCTAATGACAGTTTAAGATCATGTGTTTTACCTAATAGCGTAGCGTGTAGTTGTTGTGCCTTGAGTTCATCAAAGCCAAACCCTTTGTCTTCTTGTAGTTTAAGTATATTTGCTACTTCATGTTCAAGTTCTATACTTTCTTTACTAAATCCTTTTTCTAAAAGTTTTGTGTAGAGTAATGAAGTCAACTTCACGTCTTGAATACAATACTCCAACATAGCAGGGGTAAATATGTCAAAAGTATTTATTTCAGCAAAATCCCCTTTATGAAAATTAAGACGTTGCCCCCAAGCTTTTAAACTATGTCGTCCAACTGTTGATCGTTCAATTCGATCACTTGCCAATAATTTATAATCTACACTATTCGCAATGTCAGGGTAGATAAGACGACTTAAGCATAGAGTGTCGTGTACTAGATCAGGGCTATGATCGTAGCTATACAAACGCTTCAAGACAGGGAGGTCATATTTTATCACGTTATGTCCCACGATTAAATTATCAGCAAGTAAATCAATACCTTTCGGTATATCCCGTCCTATGAACGAAATTTCTTTTCCGTCTTTTTGCAAGACTAAGCAATGTACTTTAGATGGGTTAAGTCCATCTGTTTCTATATCAAAAATTATTGGTTGTTTCATACTCTTGTAATCTCCCTGTATCTGAGTTGTATTGAAGTGTTGTTCCAACACCTGTAATTCCTGCAAACCTATTTTTTAAAATTCTTACAGTTGTTTTTTTAGAATCGTTTATGTCTGATGTTGACCTTTCGCACCCAATGCAAATATCAGTTAGCTGGCCAATTGATCCAGATCCTCTGAGTTGTCCTAAAGAAGTTTTAAGTCCGTCAGTGTGATCTTTATTTCCCTCTGGTCTTTTTAAATGTGAAATAATTATAACACCAATATTTAATTGTTCTGTTAATGCTCTTAACTTTGTCATTAACAAATCAATTGTTTTTCTTTCATCGTTAGTTTCTAATCCACTAACAATAATTGATATGTGATCTATAAATAAATATTCTATATCTAATGCTTTAGCAAAATACTTAATCTTATTTATAATTGTATTTTCTTCTACAGATCCCCAATGATCATAGAGAAATACATTTCCATTACCTACTGTTTCTTTGTAGGCTTGTTCAAGTTCTGTTTCACTTACGTTATCTCTATTTATGTGAATAGGTTTATTAAGATGTAATCCTATTATTCCCTCACAAGTTCTTTTTAAACTTTCTTCAAGAGATATAATTCCAATACGTTTACCCTCTTTAATTAAATGGTAAGCAATCTCTTTAGTCATTAACGACTTACCAATTCCTGAGCCACCACATACAGTAACTATTTCTCTTTTTCTAATACCAAATAGTTTTCTGTTAAGTCCCTCGTAAGGATAAAAAGCAGTTGCTTTTTCATCTTCTTTTTTAATTACTTCCCAAAGCTCCTCGCCAGCTACAACACCATCAGGTCGGTAAGTCTTCGCTTCCCACATAGCTTTTATGACATCTGAACCCAAGCCATGAACCAACATATCGTTAACATCTTTTAGTTCAAAGTTTGCAATTTTAGCTTTACCTACTGATAATAACTCTGCACATTTCTTAGCACAGTCTTGTCCAGCATCATCTTGATCCATAAAAAATATTACAGATTCATAACTTTCAATAAATTCTAGTTGTCTCTTTAACGACTTAACGGCCCCGTTAACACCGTTAGGTATTCCAACTACAGGATAGCGATGGTTGAATAATTGAGAAAGTGAAGCACTGTCTACTTCTCCCTCGCAAACGCATAAAATTTTACCACCCCCATTCCATAAGTTCTGGCCATAGAGAGTAGCTTCGTTTATATCTCCAACAGTTTTAAACTGCTTGTTTTTGTAACGAAGTTTTTGAAATACAGGTTTCTTGTTTTTATCGTAGTATGTTGCTACTTGAACAGGCTCTCCATTAACTTCTGTAACTTTATAATCCCATTTCTTACAGGTTTCCAAAGTAAGTTTTCTTTTTGGTAAACTGATTGCATTACCTTGCAATAGATCGCCCCGAACACTGCTTGTAGCCACCACGCTAGTATCATCACTCCGAGTAGTAGTATTGCAAACGAAACAATGAGTGTGACCATCAGAGTAGAGAGCCATTCCATCACTAGAGGTACAACTCGTGCAAGATAAATGTTTAATAAATTCGCTTTCTTCATTACTCATCAAAACCTGCTTTCCGCCCTGCGTTAAGTCGGTCTTGCTCTATTTTTTTTAATTTATTATCTGCTTCAGTTAAATCAGTTTGTAAAACACCATTTAATTTTTTCTGTGCATCATTAATTGTTTGTTGATCTTTAATACGTTTATATAAAGCTTTTATTTGCTCATCTTTATCTTCAACTATCTTGTTCCATTCTTCATTAGTTTTACTAACTATCATTGTTCCTCCCG